TGGAAAAAGAATCATTAAAATAAACAGTTATGAAAAATAGATTTGAGTTTAAACCGGGCGATATCGGATTTGTAAGACACATGGGTCAAAATTTAGTTTTTGAAGCTGCTGAAAAATCAAATTATCAAATTATAGCCGTAAAATTCATTGTAGATATAAACAAAAAGTGTGAGTATAAATATTGTTTTGTAGATGAAGAAACCGGAGTAAAAGGTTTTGTTTTACAGGTAAGTGATGTAGAAACAAAAAGATTAGCGTCATCAAAAGAAATAAATTTATTTAAAAAATTATGGAAACAAAAATCTCAATCAAAGAATACGCAAAAAAAATAAATATACCTGTTTGCGATTTAGTAGGAAAATCAAGAAAACATGAATTTTCTACTCCAAGACAAATTTATTGGTATTACCTGTCAATGAATAAAATTCCTTTAACTTTCACTTGTAATGAATTTAATCGAAAACATTCTACTATTTTGGAAGGAATAAGCAGAATTAAAGGATTTATTGATGTGAAAGATAAAACAATCAAGCCCTATTTGGAAGCGTTGGATATTTTTTCATTTTAATGACGAACAGAAAACAACAAACAAACTAATTTAGCAGAAAAAATTGTTATGAGAGTACAAACAAATATAAACGGAATGACTACAACTTCGACTTTCAACGAAGGAGACTGTTATTCTTTGGTTAATCTACGCAAAAAAAATGGAACATTACATCCGGTTACTCCAAGAATGGTCGAATTTGAATTACAAGATAAATACGATATTTATTTTGTTCACAGTTTCAATGACTATGAAAACTGGATTGGAATAAAAAATTCAGAATCCGGAGGAAGTGATGTATATTGGATAGCATCAAAAAATATAGATTCAGGAAATTATAATGTCTTTGATGAACCCGTATTTATATTAAATACAGGAACAACAGTTGCCGATGAAGTAATTAGCGTTGAACAAATCGGAAACACTTTATCCTTAATTACCGGAAATAGCATACTATATCTACTTTATTCCGATTTAAATTATGAAACTCTTGGTGCAATTCCAGAAATACAACCAATTAGTTGGTTTAATTATGGATATTATTATAATAAACAATTCAGTGATGAATATAGTACATTAACATCAGATGATATTAATTCAGCTACAATCGGATTGTTTAATCTTTTCAAAAATGATATATACGATAAAGTAAATGGCTGTCTTTTTGATGCTCATCTTATGGTGTTCGCTTTCAGATTATATGACGGTTCATATATTAAACAAACATCCCCCGTATTACTTTGTGGAAATTTATTACAAACTGCTTTTGCTATTTTTAGTTTTAATTCAAACATATCATTCAATATATCTAATTCAGGCATAGGAATTAATTCCAATAAAATATATTTGGAATTTGATTTATCTTATTTAAATAGCTGGAGTGATATAATAAAATCAGTCGATATATTCATTTCAAATGGACTTGGAAAAAGTGCGGAAAGCAATTTTATTCCTGAAACAGATATTGTAAATCACTTTAATGCTTCAGCAGGCTTAATGGTAGATGGTTTTAATCTAATGAATGATGACAGTTTGATGATAAATAACATTAAATCAAATGCAAATTTTTATTTAATAGACAGTATTCCAATTGGAACTGTCAGTCAATACATAAATGATTCAGCGCTCAACACAATGTTTTGTTTTCCCAATAAATCGGTTCTTGATAACCTTGATATACTTATCGACCAACAGACACTCCCCGTTGATTCATTTTCTCATCATTCAATTACCGGTAATGTTTCTTACGCTTATAATAACAGGCTGCATCTCGCCCAAATAAAAACAACTTTATTTAAGGGATTCGACATTAACTTTTTTACTTTGTCGAAAATATTCTTGGGAGAATCATACTTTGGAGTTGGATATGTTAAAGATATTGATGGTAATATTATAAGACATGATGATAATCCGGTAACCGATGTAAGATTTAATGGATTCATTATGGGTGATTTTTTAAGGAATGCTTACGGAATACTTATCGAAGTTTATTTGAAAATAAATGGACAAACAGATATAGTATATGCAGAAGCAAATATAAATGACGATTTTTGGTTAAATCCATATTTCAGCTATCCCGACCCAAGTGCATTTAAAGTTCAGTTTTATGTAATAAATTCTGACGGCACAGGTTATATTATTCAAGAATATCAATTAACTTCAAGTGAATATATCAATAATTCATTTTATATCAATTCAGTTGTTGTTGATAATTTTGTAGAAGTTTCTCCCCTTAATATGCTTGAAGTGGCTAATCCGCCGTCTGAAATTGATATTCCCGACACAATGCCAAGCTATGTAGAAGAAAATAAACTAAAAGTTTCGGCAATCAACGACCCTTTTATATTCCCAAATGAAACGACATATCTGGTTAGTGACGGAGTAATATTAAATATGGCATCCGTAGCCATAAGAATTTCAGAGGGACAATTCGGACAATACCCATTGTATGTATTCACAAATAAAGGTATATATTCTATGGCTACCGGAAGCGGAGATGTTGTATATTCGCAGGAAGCTGCACCCACTTCATACGAAGTACCGATAAATTCGGTTATTTGTATTACTCCGTTTGGAGTTATTTTTATTTCTTCCAGAGGAGTATGTATGATTATTGGACAAAATGTCGAACTCCTAACCTATCCCCTCCAACAATATCCTAAAGAATTGAATATACAGTCAACGCCTGAACTCGATAGTTTACTCCTTAATTATGGTAAAAATGCACTTACCGATTATCTGAAAGGCATTGAATTTATAATATATAATCCACATGAAAATGAGTTGATTATCATCGACAAAGATTCATCGTTTAATTTTGTGATGAATTTTGATAGTAAACAATTTTACTTATCTACGGAAAAAATAGACCATATAGTAGAAAATACATTTCCTGAATTAATCGTTATAGATGGGTATAATGTTAAGAATTACGCTCAATCCGGCAGTAATTCTGCATACGTATCGCTGGTCACACGCCCGCTTATTTTTGGAACTACGGATTTAAAAAATCTTGAACGAATGTTTTTCCGGGCAACCCTGTATAACCCGATAGAATCTGTGATTTTAAATTATTATTCGATTGATAAAATCAACTTTTTTGCTTTAAAAGGATATAATATTACTCAGGGAAACAGGAAAGATTTTGATATGGGATTACATTCAAGAAGCAAATACCGGCAATTTTTATTTGCCTTCGCCGGAACACTCGATGAAAAATCGGAATTGGAATATCTTGAAACTGAAATTGTACAGGAATATAATAACACAAAAATGAGATAATCAATTTTTTACATATCTTTTCGAGTATTTCAAATATTTTTTTACCGCTTCACGCCTTTCTTCCGCATTCAATTTGTTATTCCGGTTGAGTGGGGTAGAATAAAATATAGAATGACTATGTTTCAAATTAAAAAAATTCGTTTCTTTGGGAAGCCATTTTTTACGTTTTAAGCACTCGATATCATCACGATTTATTGAAACCAATTTTTCACCCACAGGCAGACTAAGTAACATAATATGAAATTGCTTATTGTATGCTTTTTGTTTAACATCGGCAAGTTTTATAGCAAGACTCATTTTTACTGATTGTCTTCTGTAAAAAATGTAACTCTTAAACCATTCATTCCATTCCTTAAAATCTTGAATAATCTCTTTTATCATAACTTTTTTCGTGCAAAATAATGAATTATTAATGGATAGAAACGTGATTGAAATGAAATTATATCGAACTCACTCCAACTAAACGTTCCGATTTATATTTTTGAACCTCGTCAAGTATTACCGGTATTGGCAATTTATAACAAATAAAACAACCAATCATTCGTATGATTAAAATATCATCATGCTTTCCAAGTTTAGCTCCAAATGAACCATTTTTCTTTTGCTCATACATCCGAGCTTGATTCAGCGCCTCATTATTCCTTTCCTTATATCCTTTTTCACGAATAATAGCAACATAATTTCCTATAATCATAGGCTTAGTACTTCGATTAGTATTAAATCCGTATTTTACCGGAACTCCCTCTTTTATTTTGTCAGCAGGAGTTCTGCTATACAAATTATAATAATAAAAGGATATGGTATCGAATATAAACTCTGAATCATCCTCTCTTGTGTCAGAATCATAAGTATTGCTTTCCACAACGAGTAACGCATCATTGTAATACTTTGCTATCTGAACGGCTACCCATATAGCTATATCTTTATCAATACGCCCTTTCCAATCTGCAACAATTTCCGGAACTCCACCATATATCATCGGAAAACGATCGAAAACGGTAATCACTCCCCAATCGGCTGATTCCGATATGCCTTTTTGCGGATCGAACACAACCACATATCTATCTGATACCTGAAATTCTTTATCTGGAAATTGCCATACTTTTAATTTTTCACGCTCCTTTAATTCGATTAACCGTACATCTCCGGAAACGATATCATCCAGCGCTTCCTTGTCTTCAACAAAATGTAAGTTTGATAGTATTTCATTCCTTCGCATTGCTTCTGTCTTCGCTAATGCCGGAGAACACTTGGAGGATAATATCCCCACCGACTTGGGGGGTTTACAATCTTTCCGCATTCCCTCAACATCTTCACTACGAAATGCCGGCATACCGCTATCTTGAAAAGCCTCCAAATCATCCAAAGGAAATTCCTGTTTCATAAATCGTTCATTAGGCATTGTTCCTGCTTTCAATCGACGCCAATTCAAATTCTCAAGTGTACAATCTACATGATTTGTGAACGTATTTATTTCATAATCATTCATTGATTTTATAAAATCACCAACACGTCCATTTTTGCGTTTACCATTATGCAAATAATAGTAACCGTCAAATTCTTTACTATATATTTCAGGAAAATACCACGGGACAAAGATATTTTCAAAGACAGTTTCTCCGGCTTTGGCTTTTTCCCATTGCTCATAAAAATAATCGCCTATACCGTTTGCCGTCGTTTCTCTGCCTATCAAAGTATAAGGTTCTTCCGGAATTGAACTTGTAATGGTAGCCTCCGTTAATTCAGGATTGTTATTTTCCGTATCCGGATAATAAGCCATTTCGGAAAGATGAGCCATTTTCACATCGTCTGAACGTACCGAATCCGGCTCTAAGGCTGTGCCGATAGTTATCAAACATCCCCTTTCAAGAACTTGCTTTATGTTTTGAGTATTTTTGTAATTCTTTATGGTATATTTCAACCCGTTTATCGGTAAGATATTTTCAACAGCTCTCTCATACATTGCACGTATTCGTATAGCAGCATCTTTGATATGTGCGCAAACAACACTGTTCCAATTCAATCTATGGAACATTTGTATCCAATTCATATAAATTTGTATAAGAGTAGAACCGCCAATTTGTCTTGATTTAAGGTAATTAAAACGTATAGGCAATCCATTTATCCTCATTTCTTCCAACACCGGAAGTAATTTTTCCCGCTGCGGACGATTTAATTTAAAAGGAATATCGGCTGCCGTTGTTTTATCTCGTATAATAATATAGGCAATACAATAATATTCAAAGTCATATTTTGCTCTCAAATTACAAAATGAAATCCAGAAATTGAAGAAATTTTCATCCGTACATAACTCTTTGTTTATTTCAAAAATCTTTTTTATGGATTTATGTTCTTTTAGCAGAATACAGACTTCTTCATCCATCATCGTCTTTGGCAAATACAATACGGAAAAAGGTGCATCTTCAATTTTCAAACACACCCTTTCTCCATAACACCCCTCTCCTGTCATTTGGTCGTATGGCTTATTTAAAATCTTTTTCCTTCGAGAATTTTCATTGATTATAGACCCAATGTCATTCATTTTTAATCTATTTTATAAAAACCGTCCTATTCTCACGAACCGGACAGTCGGAACTTTTAATAACTTTTCTATGAAAAGAATCTAAGTTTTATAAATTTAAAACCAAAGTAAATAATAATCAATGCAATTACAGAATATCCTACATAAGCGGAGGTTTGTTGAAACCATGTGAGTTTATTTGTAAACTTTACAATTTCAACCGGATAAGGAACAGGAATTGAATCATGAATATGAATAGAATCCTGTCTTATCCTGTCCACATACATATATCGCAACCGCTCAACCCATACCGTATCGCCCGTATCACGCACATAAACCGAATCAAGATGATAAATTGAATCACGCACCAACTTGTCTTTATATTCTATTCGGACTGATTCGATAGGAACATATTGAATCTCTTTTTTGGTAGCACAGCCAAACAATGCAATTCCAATCAGAAATAAAAGAAGTGCAAAGCAAAATATATTATAAATCTTTTTCATATTTTTTAATGCCTTCCACATACTTATAAGTGTAAAATTTGTTTTCTGTTTCCATTTGCATTATACGATACATGAATCCATTGATAATTACTTTCATCAATAAGCTGATCGTATGGAATATTACTGTTCACAATCATATCAAACAACTTTTTATTGTTCAATGAAGTGCCAACCGAAATGTCGGCTGCCTGTCCTGTGATATGCTGACTGTTTTGAGCGCCTCCAACAAGTCCGTTTAATTTTGGATTACGATACCCTGAACTGACAAAAACAGGATTACCCCATAAATATCGTATGGGTTGTAAAGTATTTTCTACCAACTTAACCAAATTATTTATAATTTCCGGAGTTGGAGTATTATCAATCTTGTAATTATAAGCAGTAGTTGACGCAACTAATTCTGCCAATGAAAAATTCTTACTTATTTGCATTCTCTATTTAGTATTTTTTTTAAATTCACCCAATTCACCCTTTAACGATATATTTTCGTGAAGCAAATTATCTACTCGTCTTTCCAACTCATTGATTTTTCTAACATAATCGTTAATCCTCGTTTTCATTGATTCCAACTCAGTACGATAGGTTGAAAGTATCATCTGCACATTTTGATACTCAAGACTTGCAGATTCAGCTTTATATTTCCTTTTGGTAGAAAAATAAGTAATTACAGCCGTTATAATTGCGGTTATTGCTTCTGGAAAATAACTTTTAAAATCCATACTCAATTAAAATCAATCGGAATTGAATCTTTCTGATTATCTCCTGCTTTTATCACCCGGTTAAGCAAACTGTCCGAGCGGTCTTTGAGTTCCTTACTGTTATTATCAAAACTCGCAGGGTCATTGTCATGAATATGTTCCAACTTATTTATTGCATTAATTAATATCTGCTTATTGGTAGGTTGTAGCTGCGCATCTTTAGGCAATAATGTAAATCCCCATACAATAACCCATACGGGAATAGCACAAGCCAATCCTCCAATTATAGTGGTCCGGAAATCAGACCACGAAGGAACGCCCATCTCTAAACGCCCATCCCACCATATCTCTTTCCAAGCCGCTGCTAATGCAACCCAAACCATAGCTGCAAAAGGAATAGAAAAATACGGAATTAAAAACAACCCGTTTCTAAAACCATTCGCTTTTATTATCCATATTTCAACTACAATCACTATTGCTGCAACAATAAATCCAGCCAAGAAATGCAAAGTGTTGTCTTTTGCAATTCTATGCAGATTGTCAAAAATCTTTTTCAAAAATGCTTTCATAATTTATAATCTTTTATGTTTAAAAAACCTACTTGATTTACGTACCATTCGTTTAGCTTTTTATTGTCTTGTTGGAAAAAAAGATACCTGTAAAAAAGAATCTCCGCTTGACTCTTCAAAATAATACGAAAGACTTATAACATCATTCTTTTTTACCATATACATGGGAGAAGTAGCGATATAACCACTTACGGGTAATGTAAGATTAGAGCTAAAACCATCATTTATATTTAATTTTATATCACTTATGTAATCACTGTTATTAACAACCTCAATCATTATAAATCCATCATCAGGAATAGTAACCGGATTTTCACCAGGATTTAATCCACCTATAATATATTGAGGATTTGCATAATCGGGCGCAGGAAAACCGCCGCCGCTCAATTCTGATTTCAATATAGTCTTTAATGAACCATCAGTAATATCCTCTGCAATTATTATAGCGTCATTACTACTCGGCAATTCAGGACTGTCAAATGTTTTCTTCTGAATAAAACTCTGACCGCCGCCATCATTCGTAATATCAATACCTGTTATAGCCGTTACATTGACAAACATCGTGGCAAGGTCATCCACAGCTAATATCTGAATTATTTCTATTGCTCCATCACCGTTTATATCAGTAAATTTAACTGCATTAGGATAGGTAACTCCATTTATTGTAATATCAGAAGTAAATAATGTAAATTGGTCTGCATTAGCTCTCAAAGGCGATGTTGTCCAATCTCCTAAATTAGTATGAAAAGTTACAATATCTCCTGTGTGCATGGAAAAAGATAAATCTTGCAGATTTAGGGATGTTCCATTGTTTACAAAATTACTTGGGTCTAATGGACCACCACTCATTATTGAAATTGCAGGGTCAACAAGTTGCCCATTCATTACAACCCTTGCAACAAAATCATTCGCACCTGCTCCCAAAAATTCGTTAGTGTTTTTAGTAACAAAAGTATCAAGCGCATCACTCAATCCTGTTATAGCCTCCATCGGATGACAATCTTCTGCATCACGCCCTGTCAGTTGATTATGTTCGGTTACACCGCCTGTCCCGCTTCCACTACCACTACTTAAAGATTTAAAACTCCCTATAAAAGTATTTAACTCCTGCACCGCTTCCTCTGGGGTAATATCACTATTATTTTCCCCATTTATTGTTATATTTTCCAACGAATCGGAAAAACTTCTATAACTTCCTGCACTCTTTGGCGAAATATTTATTGTTCCACCATCACCAACAGAAGCAAAAAATATAGACGCTACATTTACGTCAATATAATCTTGGCGTATTCTGATATTATCATCATCTATTTTATCTATTAAAAGCATATATTTATTTTTTTTATTAATATGTTACTTACACACTTGTACCCCAACCCCAGCCAACTTCATTTGCTTCAAGAAAAACATCATTTCTACCCGAAACATTATTATAATCAGAAGCGCGTGATAAATTTGAAGTTGGATTATCTATGACATCAAAATCCCAAAACGCTCCATAAAAAGCATCACAGGCGCTTCCGTCCGAAGGCTTCTTACCGCTTGTGGAAGTTGCATTTGGAAATTTAAGTAAGAAGTCGGCAATATTTATTTGGTCTTGCTCAATTCCTGTCCAATTTGAATTATATTCATCATACCTCCATTGTACATTCCAACGTCCCGGATTGCCATAAGCGCTCATTAATAAGTGCGCTCCGTTCATCGTTCCACGTTTTACTTCGGCAGGGGTTGTATTCGTTCCATTCGTATCCGTTCCAACCGTACCGCTTCTCCAACCAAATAAATACACTGCTTCTTTAATACTCGGATAACTTGCATCTGGAAATAATAAATTCAAATCCGACGCTCCTCTATAATCAAGATTAAACGGCGATACCGCCCATGTGGGATTGTCTGCAGGAGCGTTATTCCAAACCGAAGCCGGTACTAACAAGTTTCCATTCACGCCTACCACAGGTGAGCCTCCATAGTTCCAAGCTCCCCAGAACATGCCGTTTAATTTTACCAACCGGTCTTTAATATATCGAAACAAATCAACTTCAAGGATAGAGCGGTTAGACTGTCTAAACATCCAGCTTAAATCAATATTTTGAGCTACATTGTTCTTAAATAAATCGGCGCGTATCGTTAATGGATAAATATATCCGGTATCAGTATAATTATCATACCAATCATTTATCCAGAAGAAACAGCCTCTAAAATCATTAATATTAAGATTATCTTGAAATAAATCCGTTTCAAGAAATTCTTCAATAATTGGAACATCGCCTACGGTTGCTCCGGTTCGTTTCGACCAGTTATTTCCTACAAACGACATCCCTCTGAATGTTTCCAGAACAGATGTCAAAGCAGTACTGAATGAAAGCATACATCTTTGAATCTTCAAGAATCCGCTTCCATTGTACATCCGGGTACACTTGGTAATCTGACTTTTTGTAGTAAATAACGAGAATATATTTGGAGGTAACAGTAATGACCAAGCTAAAACTGCCGCATCACTTTGTCCATAAGTGAAATCTTGTACCCCAAAGAACTCAAACATATAATCTACAATTGTAACATTTGGAGTTTGAAGAACAAAACTTGGGTCAAAAGCGCCATATCTTACACCCGCAAACATTCTTGAAGCATTAACAATATAATCGCTTTGTATCTTCTTAATATTGGTAACATAGTTATTCATATCACCGGAAGAATACCACTCATTATTTGCTGTTGAATCAAGAGTTGTAAACCTGAATGAATCAACCCCGTTTCTCGTCTTCACAATAACAGGATAAGTTCCAGCCTGAGCATACGTATGTGTATAATCAGTCCCGATTAAGATATTCATAGTATTCGTAGCGCTTCCACCAGCCGGATCTTGCGCTACTTGAATTTGACTTACCGGAACATTCGTAATATCTTCAATATTTCCATCCCCCCACCAAATTCGCGCTTGACCTCCACCAACTGAACAGCCTAAATTAAATATACGAATCTCCGTTCCGGCTACGGCAGTAACTCCATCACTTGCCACTGCAGGAATATTTACGTCAAATTCAAAATCAGACAAAAACGCACCATATTGTGTAACCTGTATAGTTTGTGAAATCGTCGGATTCGCATTCGATGTTACAGTAACAGTAAAATCCTTGTTTGATTCAGAAATTGAATTATCGTTGACTGATAATATAAAACCGGTTTCATTTTGATTGGATACCGACGCCCATGAAGGAAGTCCGCTTACAATAAAAGTGCTATCAGTAGCCCCTGTTATAATGACAGAAACAGCTTGTGAATCAGATTCGGGATTAAATATAATTGTTTGTGGACTGACAATCATTTCCACTTCCGGTTCGGGTGGAGGAGCTGCTTCGCAATCACAAACAACCCATTGTTCATTTTGCCTGCAATATTTTTGTCCATCATCAGGAGCTTCTTCAACGCCCATAATCCATTCTCCATTATTGCGAATATATGATTTTCCGTCTTTGGGAGCGTCCGTAATAAACCCATAATTAATTAAATCATCAATTGTTAATATATCCGGTTTATCTAAAATATTATCCCACGTAAGGTCATCCAATGCAAGTCCTATTTTCTTCCATTCCTTCGTTTTAAAATCCCATCCATAAAAACAAAACTTTCTAATAACAAAGGCGAAACTTCCAAACTCCAAACCATCGACATATCTTTCATATAATTGATGTACATTGAAAACCGGAGCTTTCATATATCGTATAGCAGGAATTTTTTTAATTAAACTCCATAATGCAGTTGGTATAGTATTTTCATTACAATTCATAATTATTGTTTTATTGTTGTAGTAGTACCTCTAATTGATTTCAATCCCGGAAACATTTCAACCGCTTTCTGATCCAATGCGTTTGCAATATCATACTTTTCAAATAATGTAAATACGGAACTTGCCGACAAATAAGCCAATATTTCTATTACTTGTTGACTTACCCTGATTTCCTCATTCAATTCTAATTCAATCAAAGGTTTACATACTGGAATATAAATAGCTTCTTCAATCTCATGTTTCGGTAATCCTCTTTGAAGTGAATAATAATTCAGAACTCGTTTAATCGAATCGCCTATCAACTTATTTGATATTGTACAAACCGGTCTAATTTCGCTTCCACGTGTATATTCATTGCTTTGAATAGAAGCTGTTCTTTCATTATCAATAGATGCTTCATAAGCTGCCTTTATCCAACCTTTCATCTTAAATCCCGTCAATAGATAAAAATCTTCAGGCAATATTACATATCCTGTTCCGGATGGTCTATCCGGAAAAACAGTTGTATTGGTAAACGATTCATTACGAAACCAAACTCTCGGCATAACCGCAGCGCATCTTCTCCAAGCATCAACAAAACTGCCTTCTATATATTTATCCACTTGAGCCGTATCAGCTCCTATAAAGAAATTTCCAGCTAAATCCATTAAGCCGGCTTCATTCATAATCAGCAGTACACGCTTGATATAACCTTCTTTTGTCATTGCCTGTATATTTTATAAAGGCTGTCAACACAAGCTAACAGCCTTTAAATAAATTTATTCTATTGAAAGATTGGGAAACGAAGCTCCTACGTCTTTTGCAACCGATAAAATAGCTTCCTTATTTTTAAGCCTTGCGTGATGAACTTTATACGGTTCACCCCGCAAAACAGCAACTGCATCATTTAAATCCGTTACGTCCGGATATTCTTTCGGAATTATACCGGATTTATTATTTTGATTAGTATTTAACTTTTGATTTTTTGAACAATAAATCAATCCGGTTCTAAAGTAAAATGTATCCTCTATCGCCTTCTGTACATCTTCATCAAAAGTTGAATATGAACCGCCAAAATTTGAAAATGAAATGTTCTTTGTTTCGCTTCCAACTTTTACCGCAAATACAATTTTTGCCTTATTTTTTGAAAAATATACTTTATCCATACTTTATCCCTCAAATAATGAACGATTCAAATATAATCTTGCATGTGCATCAGGAAAAGAAAGCGTAAGCCCGCTCGGTTCAACCAAAATACGACCGGTACTGTCCGCTTCTCCATTTTTTACATTATCAAGAGGTTCAGAGCGCCATCCCATTGTCCATTTTGTCATATAATCCGCATCCAGCATAAAGGCACAGCCTTGTAATCCTGCTTCAACAGTTGATTTGTCCAAAATAGGAACAAGTGTTCCAAATGGAGATTCAATAGGAGTAACCGTCAATCCGAAAAATTCTTTCTTGGGACCATACCATAACGAATGTCCTAACGGAACTTTACACAATGCAGCCATATAATCGGGAGAACACATTAATAGTTTAGTATTTGAAGCCGCATTATCACTGAATCCTGCATTCAAATAATCAACAAGCATTTCAGCAGTTAAAGCATTTCCTCCCGCATCCAAATCTTTTGCCGCCATCGTCCAAATTCCTTCAGTGAAATAGGTATCTTCCGGTTTCCTGTTATATCTATTCTTTACATTACGAATCGCTTTAACTCCACGCCAATATGAATTGTTTGTTTCTTTACGCATTTGGTCTAAAGCTTGCTGTACAACATCCGATATAGTCCAACTTACTTCTTTATCTCTCATTGAGAAAAAATTAGATTCTTCAACTTCAGCAATAAATTTCTGCAAATACTGATCCGTTGGCGTTGGAAGTATATTATATACATCAGTACGGATTTGAAATTCCGAAGCAGCACGACCTGATATTGTTATTTCGGAATTAGCTGGAATATCGGGAATTGTAAAACTTGTACCCTGCCCATTTACAGCAACTACGATAGGACGACCATCAGCATGTCTATCAACAACATATAACATTAATGGACGAGAATCTTCGGTAGCCGTTCCTGTTTTCCCATTAACTATATAACCATTAACTCCTTTAACAATAAGCGTTTGGTTGATAGCTATCAAAGCATTGTCTTCTCCATTCTGACCAAAAGTAAGCGGCGTTTGTGTTCCGCCATCGGTATAAGCAACCGTAATGATACTATCGGAAGGAAGCGTTCCCACACTATAATAAGAAACCAATTGAGAATTACTGTGTTTCGTTCGCGCTTGACCAATACTTCTTGCAATCGTATCAAGCGGATATCTATACCTGTTAATTTTTACAATCTCCTGGTCGATTTCCCTTAATAGCAATTGCTCGACATTATCTTCGGTAAATTCAACAGACATACCTTCGTGCAAATTATACGCATCTCCATGAGCGGCAATCCCTTGCAAATTACCATTAGACGCTTCGATTGGAACGAATGCTGCAACATCTGCAGTCATTGCACCCATATCAACAATACCGAATACCGAGCATAAAAGCATGATTATCATTACCAATAATCCGCTATCATTCAATTTTTTAAAAACATTCTTCATTTTATAATATTTATTAAGTTTATAATTATTTAATCTTTTATATCTTTTAGATTATCATATACGCTGCCGGGTTGAGGTTTGAATATTCCCTTTTTTTGAGGTTTCATCCCACTGCTATTACTGAAATCAGGAATAGCTCCACCCGTTGTCTTCTCTTTCATCTTGGCATCCGCAACCGTATTTTTACCTTCCACATATCCGGTATCAGCCGCCTCCTGAACATCTTTTTCATAATTCAAACCTTTGTAAACCATATCAATCAACTCTTTTGGAATAGATCCCATCAAAATATTTTCGGCAAGTTCCATAATTCCATTATTAATCTCTCCAATTTGTTTTTCAGACAATGATTTTTCTTTTCCGTAATCAGCTAATGTACTTTTATATGATTCGATATTCTTTTGTGCCTGCTCCTGCTCTTTTTTACTATCAGCTAAGCGGGAAAGATTTTCCTGATAACCTTTTTCAAATTCTTCCAAATCGTCGCCTTCAAGATTAAAAGGTTCTTTCCCATAAACGGATGCAACTGCATACGGGAAAGATTTAGGTTTTTCACCGGATATCATAGATAATACTGCACCTAATTTTGGATCTTTGGAGATGAGTTCTGCAAGCCTCGTATTAGCTCCATTCAAATCATCATATTTGTTCTTTAAGTCGGAATGTCTATTATCTGCAAATTCAAATAAAGAGGCGTCATCTGGCTCTTTACTATCCGGATTAGCCGACATATACGCTTCCAAGACAGCATCCCTTCCTTGTGGAGCTTTTTCTTCGCTATTTAAATCTTTTTCCATTTTTATTTATTTATAAATTTTATGACAAAAAAATAAAATAAAAAAGAGTTTGAATGTTTTTGAAATGAAAAATGCCATGCATGTAGATAAATAATTTTACAATGTTCAAAAATTCTATTGTAAATCATTTCTAAATAATTGAATACTAATTACCTTTGTAAAAATTTTACTTATGATACTCTATTGGCAAAAAGAAAGGGATAAGGATTTTTTTGAAGTTTGCGAATCTATCCGTAAGGACAATTATCCTAATTATGTTTCTGTGGAAAATATAGTTAAACAGGCAATTAACAAAGAAGCTCAATCTTTTTATAGAAATACTGAAATCTATGCTCAAATAATTAACAAAGTAAGATGCGGATACTTGAACAAAATAAGAAACAGTTTAACGATAGAATTATATAACGAATTATGGAATAGATACATACAAATAAAAAGACAAAACCCTAAATATAATTCAATGGATTGCGCTCGAATCATCTCTGAGCAAAAAGCTCCACGATTCTATTTATCGGAACGTCATGCTAAAAATTTGTATTACAGACTTCTTAAATTAAATCCCAAATGAAATATCGCTTTGTATTCGTATTTATTATAGTGTTCATTATTTTCGATAAATCAATTGGCTACACAAACACTTCTCCGGTTTGGACTCATTTCACTTACATGTTTCAACATGCAAATGTCATTCATTTAACCATCAACTCGCTTGCTTTTATTGGAATGTTCCGTGCATTGGAAAAAAGAATCAACAAAAACATTTTAGCGCTAATTATTTTATCCATTGGATTTATCGCTTCATTCTTATCAATGTTTGAAATCCCGACATTAGGAATTTCCGGCGCAATTTACGCTATGGTCGGAATATATTGGGGATTGATAACAACTAAGAAATTGATTATAAAAGACAAAAATAAACTATACGTCTTTATATTTTCAATAATTCTTTGCTTGGCGATTAGTTATTTCAAACATAACAGTAATTTTGGGCTGCATATCTTTTCTTTGATTATGGGATATGCGTGTTGGATGATTTTTGAATTGTGGAATATGATAAAATAATCACAATTCCCAATAACCTTGAGAATGCCGGAGGGGTTTTGTTCTCTTATCCAACAAAGTTTTTGCATCTTCCAAAACAGAAGTCGCTCGTTGAAGATAAGTAGCGGCATCTTGCGGAGATTTTGTTTCCAACCATCGATACATGATATAAGCCGTCAAAAACTCCTTTACTTTTATATCAACCGGTTTAAAAAGATGATAATTCCAATCATCCGGCATCGCTAAATAAAATACATAGTCTCTATTTTCAAAAAAATCCTGCGTCTCGAAATATTCAGATGCAACCGGAATATCTTTCATATAACCGGATAATGCCACAGTCACTTCCGCCTGAGCTTCAAAAAACAACTGTCTGAACATTATTAAATATGCCTCATCAAAAACAAGTTGGTTAAATAAATCATCACCATTCTGGTCAAATTTTCGCACAGCAAATAAAGAGGCTTCTTGTTTTACGGATGCAAATATATTATCGTGGGAATATGTAAAAATTAATGGATTCATTGTGCTGTATTTTGATTATTCAATACTCTTTGTACAAGTGGATTATTGCTTTGTGGAATTTGTTGCTGTATATTATCCGGAATCATTTCCTGTTGAACCTGATTTCCTGAGGGTTGTGGAATATTCTGAACTTGATTTCCTTGCGTTTGACTGCCTTGAATCATATTTTGTTGTACATTCTGTTGCCTTGAATTAATAGCTTGAAGTAATTTATCCGCAAATGGAAATGCCCCATTTTCCAGCAACTCATTTAGCGTGATTTGTCCGGCATTAAACAATTGCATTAAAAAGTCATTCATTATTAATCGGTAGGCTGGAGTTGATGAACTTTCAGTAATAGACAAATCAAACTCGGCATTACGCACTTTATTCGGATCATAAAAAAATGAACTCGGACTTGAATTTTTACCGGCAATATTGATATATCTTGGTTCAGTATAGAATTGTTGGATTAATTTCATATTCTTGTAATCTCTGTCTTCGCGAAGTTCTCTATAAGCTTCAAACAATTCAGTCAAAGTCGTTGTCGAGTTTTGAACCTGCTGCATATACAACGATGCAGGAGTTCCTGCTGTTGGTGATTTCCCCTGCAATGCACCCTGTACACCCGAAATATCTTCCAGCAATTTTAACTGTATAGATAACATATCATTTATTCCCAACTGATTAGAATTAGATACGATTTGCATTGGCAACTTGGCGTTTGGATTCTTTTTAGTGGTATAAAGGATAACACCGTTAAAGACAGCCCATTCATCGGCGATATCCTCTATCTTATAACCATCAGGAATTGAACTTTCATCAATAGCCAAAACACCTTTTGCCGATGAACGTATAACAAAATCCTGCAACATGATAAGTCGATTAATATATCGTTGCTGATCGATAAAATCAGAAACAAAGGGATGCACCTCATCATCATAAAACGGATAAATTTTGAATGAATACGGATGCGATTCATGCCAAAAAGGAGTTTCACCCTCTTGAAGTACATCTCCCATTGGAGATAGAAAATAATAATACCAATAATTATCAATGAACCATTTATATTGTATCAGCTTCATATCTTCCGGAGCAACTCCGTTTGTTAATTGTTCATTGTAGCGTTTCTGATTTTCAATATCAAGCAATTGCTTCTCATCGACCTCCGCCTTATAAAAATCACCGGTTAAATAATCATGCACTAAAAGCCGCTCTTTACTTTCCTTTCTCCATACCTCAATCACTCTGCAACGGGTAGTATCTACGGGAATATAAAAATTTAAATCTCTCTTTTTATCTATTGTCAGATTATTCGCATAATTAACTACTCTTTCCTGATCGCAATAACTGTATATCCGTTTTATCTCGTCTGCCTTTTGAGGATCACCTCCCGAAAATTGATCCATCACATCATACAATCCGACATCATGAATTTCCCCTATCAAATGACAATCCCAATGGCGCGGGTCATTAATATGGTTATCGAAGAAAATATTATTTATATTTATTAAGTTTGTCCATACGTCCATTTTATTATTCAACCATCCATACGTTGATTTGAAAGCAGCCAATCCGGTAATAAGAAAATAATTCAAGTTAACACTATCAACTCCCCATAGTTTATTTAATTGGTAAACATATTGCAACGTAGTGGACATTAAATCGCCTTTTCCCTGTTCATCTCTATCGCGGGATACACAGACCGGTTCGGTTTGCTGTGACTGAAAAACGCCTACCACAGAACGTACTATTCCACGTATTCGATTATTTTGCAATGGAACATTTCCTTGCCTGATGATGCTTTGACGCTCTGTCATTGTTTTACAATTGACTTGAATCATATCTCCCCATTGGTCATCAAAGGTATATCGCTTGTTTCTTCTTGCCTTTCTTCGGAAATCATCCAATCCGACCCATGCGTTATATGCATCCATCAGAACATAATCATTCTTCTTATATAAGTCGCCACTATTCCTGACGGTATCTATCTTTTTCCGCTTCGGAAAATATATTGCAGCTATCTTTGGATTTGATTTTCTTATCGCCATTCTGTATGATATTTACTGCGAAAAAACAAAATCAATCGTTAATTATAAGTGATTGAAATGAAAAAATGAAGTGTGTAGAAAAAATAACTATTTATAACAAAAATTGTCACGGAAAATAAAAGCCCCGAAAACTATCAGGGCTTTTGCACAGTCAGGAATTAATTCCCAAACATCAGCATCCTCTTTTTCCACCGCCCGGACGTTTCGCCGGAGCTTTTGTCGTTTTTTTTGCTTTCATAATTTTAATTTTTAAATTTTTAATTTTCACCATTTAACTCAATCACTCTTTCCTTTAAATTGAGTATATTATTTTCTAAATCCTTTTTTTCATCCTCATCTTTTATTGAATGTAAGCGCGCTTCAAGTTTTTTAATCCCAAGAAATTCTTTATCTCCATTTATTAATTTATTAATACTGTAATATTTAGGAATATTCAATGCTTGTACTTTATTGTTATAATCTAAATGACCCAACTTTCCATTGCGAATATCTTGCTGATAATTTTTTAATTTAGACATCGCCGTCACAGTTTTATCTGCAATATCACTGTATTTTTCATCAGTCCCTTTCTTGTAATAGTCTATTATCGAATTATATTTTTCGCCATCCTGTTTACTGTTTTCATATAACCTTGCACCGGTTGTTCCGCTGATTATCCCCTGTTCAATTGCTTTCCACAAAGCGTTTTTAGCATCTTCCGACCCGCTTTGACTTTGTATAGCCTCATTATAAATTTGCGATGCTTCCGCAATTGGTAGAGGAGCTTTTGATAACGCATATTCCCAATAAGTCATTTTATGATTATACGGATACAGAGGTTTATCATCAGACCACGGTAGGGTATTACCGCTATAATCGTGATGTACGGCGAGTTCTAATACCGTTGAATAAAATGGGGATAATTTACCTTCTCCGTATTTGAAAATATTTTTTGCATAAGCTTCCCAAATATTATTTGTATGATATTCATTCTTAACCATCCCATCATTCACAAATGGAAGCGCTGCAAGTCCATAAGCAAACCGTATGGAAG